TAACACCTAACTGCTTGTGTAGGTCTTGGATGGTAGCCTTTAGTTCTACTTGGTCTGGTTCGTTACCCAATACAATGGCCTGATACTGTTTTGTAAGTATCGCGGCAAACAGGGGTGAATAGTGTTTGCGGGCGGCGTTGTATGTTTTAAGGTAGGTCAATGCGTCCGAACTCATCATTAGGGGCAATATTGCTAGGGATATACAGTTTTTCCATATCCTGTTGAGGAATAAAGTCAGGTGTTTTCAATCCCATTATTTCCATCTTTTGAGCAGGGCTAATCCACCAGGCAGTATTTAGATACGTTGCTTGCTCGGCTCTGTCGGCAACTAATTCAGGGTAGCAATCCAGACTAAAGTCAACAATTAACCCCGTTCCTTTGTAGCCCCAATCCTTGTGTAGTTTCCTGTTGAAATTATCCCTTGCAGATACCAACAATGGGAGTACCGCCCTAGTTATTAGACCTCTTGCATCTTCTTTATGATTGTTATAAGTTGCCCCCTCGCTTGAATTTAGTAGCCTGTCAGACACTTTAAATATGTTGCAAATGGCTTTCATATCCCATTTCTCACTTTCAATAATATTCAAATCCACAGGGCTTAGTCCAATCTTGTGTACACCTACCTTCCATCCTGAATTAATTACTTTGCCCTTGTTCTTTGCGCCTGCATTTTCAGCTAGTTTTTTCTTCATGGCTTCAACTTGGTCAGATCCATTAACCGGGTCAAACCTGTCATCATCCATGTACATAACAACATCGGGGCCGCCGTTTTGGAATTGCGCCACCGCCGCCGTCTTAGCTTCATTGGAGCGCGTAAGGTTCTTGGCCGCCGCCTTGAGTGGTGACATACCGTACAACTCACCGCCAACTGCATCCCATTGCAGGTTAACGTATTTATCTTGCAACACCTCGGCCAAAGTAAATTCAACCAAACGGCCTATGTAAAGTTGATACCCGGTCTTAACGGCTGGGAACGCCTGAATGTCGGCGTAAATACTCATGAATTGACTTGGTAGGGCTGTTAGTGTCAATGGCTTACCCTCGTTTGCACCCGCTTCAATCCTTTTACCGTAGATAAAAGCATTACCACAAACTAGCTTGAACGTTAACCACGCTTCAATCAAGTCTGCCCATGTGTCCTCTTCATTTGGGTATGTAAGTAGTTCGTTCAACCTTGCATCCCCCTCGTAAACCTCATAGGCTTCATTCTTCAACTGCTCAATCGCGTGCCAGTCCTCAATCTTGTCAGGCGACTTCATGAGTGCCTTGTATTGTTTGGCCTTAGCTTTGTTTTTCTCTTTGTAGACGGCCCACGGCGCAACCTTAGCACGGTCAGTAATCAAATGGCAAACAGAATAAACTATATCGTTTGCAGAATATCCATCTTTCACGAATGAATTACTATCTTGACCCTGCCATGTAGCTATGCCCCTATTGATTGCAAATTGAGCAGACATTGCACCCGTTGGATTGATAAATGCCCTCAGACGGTCTAAAAGTGATGCAGCCATATTATAAGTTTGTCCAAAGTTAACTAAAAAACACTTACAACGAATTTAGGCTTATCGAAGTTGGTATGTATGGCATAACGCATTGAATCCATTGCGTCATCATTCGCCTTAACTGGTTCCTCGATAAGGTTTTCATTCTTGTCCTTTTTCCATTTGTAGCTTCCCAATTCTTTGACTAGGTTATGGCTTTGCGGCGTAACAAACAATGGGTACCGCTTGACTGTCAAGATACCCGACCAAACATCCTTGTTAGCTGCCTTAATGTTTAACCCTGCTCTGTGAATATCTTCGATACTCTTTGGCTCGGCTGCATCGGCGTATATCGTTTGCCTACCTTGTACGTGCTGCTTTATCTCTGCTATCAATTCCCCCGGCGTCATGTTGGATTTGTAAAAGCACTCATGCACATAGTTGCAGCCATCGTAATGCTCTACGCGGGTAAGTACCGCCGGATGGTTAAAGCCAAAGTCAAGTCCAAAGAACACATCGCCTTTACCCGGTTGCTCGCAATACTTCCATTGCGTGTATATCAATTCCTTTGCCGCACCCCTTTGCCCTAGTCCGTACACCTTCCAAAGGAAGTCATCTGGTAGGTCTTTGTAGCTTTCAATGTAGCTAACCTGTGATGGTGTTAGGTTGGATATGTTGTTAAGGTAGGTTGAATGTATGCGTTTGTGTTTAGGATCGTCCGCAATGGTATAAACCCAACTCATAAAGTCGGCTGGGTTCCAGTCTAGGAATATCTGCCCAGTGGTACGCATTGCCAACTGGTCAAACAATGGCTTTTTAATCAGGTTGGCTTCATTGATGAAAAGTATATCCCTACCTGGCCCGCGTGCCTTACCCTCATCCTCTAGTCCAAACAGTTCAACGTAACTGCCATTTGGGAACGTGTACACGAAATCCGTATAGCTGAAACAGTCATCTGACCATTGCTGCAAGTCATCCATAATTACCCTAAAGTCACGATATACGCCGCGCTTGATATGTGGTAAGGAGTGAGAAACAAAACTAATCCTTGTACGCGGTTTGTTAAGCGCAACAGCTATAAGCAGTTGAACGATTGAGTAAGACTTGCTTGAACGGCTGCCACCCTCATTGCAGATAATCGGCCATCCCGCATCCATTGCGGCTTTGTTTGCCCAAAAAACAGGTGTAGTCTTTACCGTTATGTTATTCAATTGGTTTGTTTGTTGCGTCTGGGGCGGCAAAGATAATAGCCGTCTTTATCGGTCCGCCGTCTGCGCCTGTATGCTCTTGGGTGACCTTATCGCCATACTTCTTAGGCTTCAGCTTGCTTGCTATCCATTTGCGGGTGTCAACGCGAAGCCGTGATCTGTTAGTTACTTCCTTGTTTTCTTGCTCGTATTCAATATCACCCTTTACAACGGTCATAAAGTCGTTACTACCGTCATCAGCAATGTCTAGCATATCCTCAATAATCATGTCGGCCTGTTCTTCCTTCGCACGCGTGTACAATGCTAAAAATCCTTCTGTATCTTCTCTCAACCACTTCAAAATGGTTGCAACGGATGGCATTCCATCCTGTTTGCATATTGTTCGTAGGCTAAATGTGGTAGTAGCTATCTGCTCGCAGATTCTATCTGCAAGTTCCTTTGAGTATATTTCTGGTCTGCCTGGCATGGTGCTAAGTTAGCACATTTTCAAGAACAGACAAAACTTCTTGACATGGGTATTTTTTAACGGTAATATTTTAAAGTAAAAGTGAGCGCAAGCGAAACCCCTTTTTTTCTTTCTTTTTACTTTAGTTTTATTTAATGCTATTACCTAGTTCTAACTACCTTAATAACCTAGTTATAACCTAGTTATTAATATATTCATATTGACGGGTGTATGTATTATAAAAATATTCAACGCAACCAATTTTGCCCAACCATGAGTACCGAACCTTTTGAATGTGAATTTGCACATTTCCTGTTTCAAAATCTCGGTAAACTGTCAATCCGTTATCCGTTTTATTGTTAAAATGTGCGCTTCCAGAAATGGAATACATAGTGGGTATTTCATACTTTTTTTGACCTACTGGCTTTTGAAGTTTGGCAGGGTGAGCAATCAAAATTATGTGGATTCCCAATTTCATGGCCGCGTGTTTTAGCTTAGTCAGGCACTCGGAAATATAAAGCGTTTCAGGTACTCCGTTGGGTATTTTATGCTCAATGTAGTTCCATGGGTCAATCAATAATCCGTTTATGCCCTTTCTTGCCACTAATTCGGCCGTTTTAGCCAATATCCCGTCCAGTGTGATATCTGTATTGCTTGTGTTAATAAAGGCGAAATTTGAGCCTATAAATGATAAAATCATATTCATGTCACTTGCAGCTAGTCTATTGGATGGATCGCGCCTAAAGTCAAAGGCTTTGCCGCCTACCTTTTCAGCTATTTTTGTGGCGTGTAGCGCGGCGGGTACGTTTTCAAATGAACAGACGGCCCATTTCCACCCAGACTTAACGGCGGTGTGCGCTATCATATTGTCCACCCATTCAGACTTACCATGTCCAGGCGCGCCGGTTACGGTTGTGAATTGCCCCGGCATAAGTTGTAGGTACTCGTCAAACCCGTCAATCCCTGTTTTAGTACCTTGTGGGTAGCCGTTTTCATAAAAATTCATAACATCGGCTGCAAGGTCATCATGATTCACAACGCCGTCAATTGGTAGTTCCCGCGCCTGCTCAACTAAGGTTGCTAATGCTGCTTTGCCGTGAAGTTTTAACACATCATTTGCATCTTTGCAGCCATCGGGGTAGGCTATTTCATAGCATCGGTCTTTACCTAAGCGGCGGGATAGTTCCTCTTTTAGGGCTTTGCCTACTTGGTCATTGTCTGTGGCAATGATAATTTTGCGCATATTAACAAAATACTCATAGCAATTATCTAGGTATTGCAGGCGCATATTGCCTTTTGGGGTTGTGCCATTTGGTACGCTTACCACGTTGTAAACTCCTGATTCGTACATGGATAGCGCGTCAATTTCGCCCTCTACAATTATACACGTGTCCTCGTCTTTGAGCGCGTCAATGTTGTAAAAAATTAACTCGCTTGACTTGTTTAGCCTAAAGTCCTTTTGTGCGCCGCGGTACTTGATATTGACCAATTGATCATTGCGGAAATAGTTGAAGCATAGCACTGGTATTTCAGCTTGGGCCTTTGGCATCCATTCAACTGACTGCGTGATACCAAACCTTAGCAGCGTGTTGTTAGATATCCCCCTATCCTCAAACCACTTGATAAAACGCGGCTCTAGTTTCTCAAGTCTTGGAAGTGGTGGCACTGGCTTAGTTCCGTCTTGCTCAAGTTCAAAGTTATAATGGCTTGCAACAAACTCAACGGCTTCGTAGAATGTGCAATGGTTCATCTTGATAACTAGGTCAAACACATCCCCGGAGTAACCGCACCCAAAGCACTTACCAAATGTGTCATTGTTTGCGGGTACGGTAAAGGATGCAGTTTTTTCGTTGTGCAATGGGCATTTAGCAGTGTAGTTGGTTCCCATGCGTTTTACCGTAGAAAACATTGCCAAGACTTCACTCATCTTGGCAATGTCTTTTAGTCCATTGATACTATCTTGGCTTATCATAAAACTACCTCCGGCTTAGTTTTGGTTGTGTCCTTTTTGTAGCGTGCAATCATTCCTTTTTTCCCGCCCTCAGATAGTTTCAGCTTAATCTCCTTGTACTGTTCCATTGAGCGTATAAGGCGTTGGGAAAAGAAATTGCATTGATCAACCGTGAATAGTCCGTAGTTATTTATGACAGTTTCAATCTTTTCCTTGCTTATGTTCAAGCTGAATGCAATATCGTCAATCGCGTCAACAGGTAGCTTGTTTTCGGGGGCATCGCGTAGCATTTCGATAAGGCACCAATACAAGCCGTAACCTTCAAGCCCTAGTTGACGGCGTAGCTTGATAATTTTAACATCGTTTCGGGCGTTACTGTCGTGTGAGAAATAGTAAGATTGTTTTTCCATAGTGCTAAATTAAACTGTCATACAGCACAAAAAACTGCTCAGGTGTACTAATAAACTCATAACATCCCCCCGCTTTGCGCTCGCGTTCTTGCTCGGCTATCTGGTATGGGCTTGCTCGGTCTTTGCCAATTTTAATTTCTAGCATCACTGATCTACCTTTTATAGTTGCGGAAATATCTGCCGTGCCTTTGCGCGTTGAACCTGGTATCCATTTCTTTGTGGTAAGTATAGCCCCGCTTGGTTGTTTCTCTAGTCCGTCAATCAATCGGCCTGTACTGTTTATCCTTGTTGCGCGGTGTTCGTGCCACATAAGGAAGTTACAAATAAACTTGGTCAGTCCGTTTGCCGTATTGACCTTTGGATATGGCGGCGGCGCATAGTGTCCGTCCTTCCATGCCTGCGGGTATGTGCGTTCAAAGTTGTATTTGTGGGCCGCGTTGTAGCGTTCTTTGGGTGTCATAGTAGTGTAAGTTGTTTTTTAGATTCTACACGCGGCTTAATAGATTTCAGGTTTGCAATTGCTTGCTTAAAATAACTGTCTTTCAGCTCTATACCTATTGCTTTTCTGCCCATAGAAACAGGACTAAAAACCTCACTACCTACACC